ATGTGTTATTGTATATACTGTACCATTTTGCTGTTTACATTTGGTATATAAAGAAAAAAACAGGCGGGGTGAATCGCCTCGTGGTTCGTCATATAACTTAAGGACAACGTGCTAATAAGATGTATATGTCCCTCGGGATCAAGAAGTTGTGTTTTGATGCTATTATTCCAACTCGCGGTTCTGATCGTTCTGTTGGATACGATCTATACAGCGTTGCTGATACTATTGTACCATGTCAGGCAGGTAACGCTCTTGTTGCGACTGGACTAGCTATTACTTTACCTCCTGGATGCTATGGACGCGTGGCACCTCGTTCGGGTCTAGCCGTAAAGCATTGTATTCAGGTTGGAGCGGGAGTCATCGACCCTGATTATACTGGAGAAGTCAAAGTCGTTCTCTTCAATCATGGAGACAAAGACTTTGAGGTGAAAAAGGGAGACCGCATCGCTCAGCTCGTTCTAGAGCGTTGCGAGACCCCACCCATCGAGGAAATTAATATCGTTGAAGATACTGAGAGAGGTTCTGGTGGATTTGGTTCTACAGGGATTTAGTAAACCATAAATCTTCGGGTTGGGGCATGAATAGCATACCCTTTTGCATAGTCATGAATAATTTGGCTTTGTTGATATCAGGGTACGACCAAAGCATCCATCGTTCCCAATATTCAGCCCTGAAAAAGTCTTCCCAATCTTCTTGTTCACTTTCATCGACCATGAGCATACCTCTATGTATTTCATACTGATTTGTTTCGATACGTAACTTCTTAGGAATGATAGCACCCTTCCTAATAAGATGCGCTCTCATAAGACGGGGATTTCCGTGGTCTGTGTAATCATGAAACCCCTTTTGTCCGAAATCAATCGCTCTTTTACTGGGAAGAATAACACGATATTTGTGTGTTACTGATGGACTGGGTTTAAGAACGACGTGCATAATGTTTATATCTGGGAAAACATATTTGTTTATGTTTCGCGTTTAACTTCGACATGTTCCATTTCGAAGCAGCACTGTGCACAACCATCGTATGTTCTGTGACATGCTTTACAATAATAAAGGATAGGACCATCCATAGTATATATGGCACTTGGAAAAAAAGAAGATGTGTCCACTCGTCTCTCTCCTGATGAGCTTGCTAAGCGTTCAATGGATGCCCGTATTGCTGTAACAAACGAAGCACTTAAGGGTGAAAAGGTGAGATATAAGTCTAATTGTAACTCGGAAAAGTTCAAGAAATTTCTTGAGTACCGACTTACAATTTGGGATGAACTAAAGAACAAGACGTTTCATGGAAAGCGAATGTATGAAAAAACTAGAAATTTAATCGATAACTGGAATTAATTACCGAATGCGACACCAGCCATACCATTCTTGATACGAAGAATGTTATAGTTGACCGCGTAGACACGATGAAGACTGTTACCACCAGTGGGACTGTTGAGTACAAGCTTCGCGTTATCGATGCGAGAGAAGTTGAGAGAGCCTGTAGGCTGCATCTTGCTCATGGTGAGACAGAAAGGCCACGAGTATGTGGGAAGATCATTGATGATACTATCGGGGAGATCTGTGCAGTGCATTTCGGGAACAACATCGTGGTGGTACACGTTCGAGGTGTTCTCAAAGAGTGGAGTACCGTTAATGTAGAGAGAGGAAGTGCTGAAGTTGTACTCATCGGCCCAGTTGCTACCGGAGGACTCACCGGAAACCACGTGGATCGATTTCACGGGGTGGTTGAAATAGCTTAGATCAATGTCGGTGTCGGTGTTCGATGTGAGTTGATACTGAGTTTGGGTGATGAGAAGTTCATGTTCAGTGTCGGTGAAGTACTTACGTTCATCAGTGTCAAGGTAGATGTAGTTACCATAGACCTTGGGAGTGCTCCCAGGGGTGAAGTTATCCCTGCACTTGACACGAATCTCAACATCGTGATACTGGAGTGCTACGAGAGGAAGAGCCTTAGTCCAGTCCTCACCAAAAAAGAAGGGAATCATGTAATGGTTGCCAGTGTTGTTTTCCTTGCGGGTGTTAGTAGTCACCGCGAAAGAAGCCTTAGCCGCCGAATCGCGCATGAGTGGGTTGTGAACACCTTGAATATAGAGGGAATCGAGTTCGGACACCTTCTGACCACCAATCCAGAGAGCGAATTCGGTGGTGTTGGCAGCGGCGTTGGAGAAAAAGCCAGTAGAGTTTTGCTGAACCTCGGCGATACCATCAGCCTCGATCCAGATATAGCTCATGAGGTCACCCTTGGAGCGGATGGGAATTGTAACCTCGTTAGAAGCACCAAAAGTGCCGATGTAATCCATGCGCTCAGGCTTCATGGCGAAGTTGGTGTAGCGCTTATAGTTCTGACGAAAGAAGCTGACCTGGGGGTCACCCGTGATGTACACATCCTGGGCACCCACCGACACGAGCTCAATTAAAGCAGCAGACATTTATTAATAAATGATATTAAAATTTTCGCTCAATATAAACATATGGTGGTGTTCCAAGCTTTGACTTGGGAAGCTCGAGATGAGGATGACGAACATTTGATTAGTATACTAGGAAAAACGGAAGACGGTAAGTCTGTGTGTGTCACGACAGTTTTTGAACCTTATTTTTTTGTAAAGTTGCCGAGGGGTACCACTGATCAGGATGTTCGTATACTTTATAACGACTTGAATAAGCTTCGTCCAGATCATGTGACGAGTTATAGTATTACAAGGAAGAAGGATGTTTGGGGTTTTCAAAATAATGAGATGTTTGCCTTCATGCGTCTTAATTTCAAAAACCTTGCTGATCGCAGAAAGGTGAATTCTATCTTTGGGTACAATAGAGATTTCCAAAAGTATCATGTATATGAAGCGAATCTCGACCCCGTCCTGAGGTTAATGCATCGTACAGGTATTCAGTCAACTGGGTGGCTTGATACTGGAAGTGAATGCGTCCGTTCTCATCTCGCAAAGGTTGACATCGATTTGTGGTGTAACGACTGGAAGACACTGAAACCTGTGTCTAGGGATGATATTGCTCCATTTGTCGTAGCTTCTATTGATATCGAGTGTAATAGTTCGACTGGTAAGTTTCCGGATGCCGATGTTCCAGGTGATGCATGTTTTCAGATTGCTCTATCACTTTGTAAATTTGGGAATGACGAACCATATGAGAAGACATGTCTTTGTTACAAAAAAACGGATGGTCCTGACGTGGTAAGTTTCGAGACCGAAAGAGAAATGCTCGAGGCATTTCAAAAATATATTCACGAGAAAGATGTTGACATCATTACGGGGTGGAACATTTTCGGTTTTGATCTTGAGTATATTTTTAAGAGGGCTCATCTGACTGGGTGTCATGAAGAATTTTTCAATCTTGGGAAACTTCATGATCCACCGAGTGAACTTTTATTGAAAAAACTGAGTTCAAGTGCTCTTGGTGACAACTTTCTAAAACTTCTTCCTATGACTGGGCGTTTCATTTTTGATATGTTTCATGAAGTGAAAAAGGGATACAAGTTGGACTCGTACAAGCTCAACGAAGTTTCAAAGTTGTATTTGGGGGATCAAAAAATTGACATGCCTGCAAAAGAGATGTTTGCTCGGTACAAAGAGGGTGACTCCAAAAAATTGGGTGAAGTTGCGGAATATTGTATTAAGGATACCCTTCTTCCTCATAAACTTTTGAAAAAATTGTGTACCCTTCTCAATCTCCTCGAGATGGCTAAAGCAACTTGGGTTCCTTTGTGTTTCCTAGTCGAGCGTGGTCAGCAGATTAAGGTGTTTAGTCAGCTTACAAAGAAGGCGAGGGAGTTGGGCTATATGGTACCGACTATCAAATATGGATCCCTACCTGAAGAACCTTATGAAGGTGCGACGGTTCTCGAAGCTCACAAAGGTGCATATTACACACCGATTACAGCCCTAGATTTCGAAGCACTGTATCCATCAATCATGATGGCACACAATCTGTGCTACTCTACGCTCGTTATGGACGAGTATCGCTATGGTAACGTTCCCGGTATAACCTATGAATCGTTTAAAATTGGTGATAAGATATATAAATTTGCACAAGGTGTACCCAGTCTTTTACCTGCCATTCTTCTAGAGCTCAAACAATTTCGTAAAAAGGCTAAAAAGGATATGGCCGCTGCGACGGGATCGATGAAAGATGTCTACAACGGTAAGCAGTTAGCGTACAAAGTTTCGATGAACTCGGTGTATGGATTCACAGGCGCTGGAAAGGGTATTCTTCCGTGCGTACCCATCGCCTCTACGACGACATGTAGGGGTCGTGGAATGATCGAGGAGACGAAGAATTATGTAGAGGCAAACTTCCCAGGTGCGAAGGTAAGGTACGGTGACACGGATTCAGTGATGGTTGAGTTTGACGTTGGAGAACGAACGGGTGAAGAAGCTGTCAAATATAGTTGGGAAGTGGGTGAGCGAGCGGCCGAGGAATGTAGTGCACTTTTCAAAAAACCAAACAATTTGGAACTCGAGAAGGTTTA